CCTTTTATGCGTATCGACGGAACCCGGTGGGGGTTGTAACCGAAGATACGGTTGCATCCGACACAAGGACTCGTAACTATAGCGTATCCCATGTTCTCACCTTCTCCTTATTTCATTCAGGTGCTTATTCAGCTTTTGTAGCTGCTCGTTGAGGCTCGGGATTGTCAGACGGTGGGCATCCCTGCCCACCGAACATTTGGTTTTATTCGATGCTTCCCAGCTTGCAAATCGTTGTCGGCAAAAGGTGCATCTGAGGCTCGAAGCGGGTTTAGCTTTTGCTTTCATTTCCTTCTCCTTATTTCTTCCTTATCGGTTGGCTTTTTCCCAGACGTCGTTAGGCATTTTGGCTTTTCGGCACTCCGAGCAAACCCAGAGGCCATAACCTTTTTGGAATGCTTTGTGACCTTTGGGGCACAGTAGAACATCGGCGTTTACCATCCGTTCGATGTCCATTGCTACTCCCCATCGAGGCAGGTCGCAGTATCCACCAGCTGCTTCCGCGTCGATTAGGTCAGCAACGTAAGGATTTACGGCAAGGCGTCTAGCCGTCCGGATGTACTTTTCAGGCGTCATTGTTACTCCAAGTTCGTTTTGCCATTGGGCTTTGTTCTTGGCTATCATCTTTTTCATTTCCTTCTCCTTATTATCGGCCGTCGTCTGGTTGTTCGTTCTTGGGTAAGGTGAAGGTGGTCATCCATAGTGCCACAGCGTGGTTTGCGTCCCGCCTATCCAATCCGAAATCTGCTTTCAGATACGCACCTGCTCCGAACATATTAACGACTCCGCTGTCCCTGAGTTCTACGAGGTATTCGTTAATTTCCATTCGCTCGTAAGCTAACATTTCATTGAGTTTCGTCATCTCATCTCTCCTTAATTTCTTCATACTCTTATTTTACCTGAACATACAGGATAAGTCAAGGGTTTATGGGGTTATTTGAAAAACTCGTTGATGAGAGTATCATAGGGGTGAAAGAATGGGCGGGCCTTACCCCTCACGTCCACAGTCAGACCGCCCTCTACGTCGATCCAGTGAAGCGGTTATGGACGCAATACGGACTAAAGGGGTGTTAAAGGCTTATGAATCCAATCAGCGAAATCACGTCAGCTATTGGCAAGGCTCTGAACCAGCAAGTCTCCCGCCCGACCTATGGCGGTACCAGCTGGGGGTCTATGCTCTCGGGACTTACTGGCGGGCCACCGGCGAACCGAGTCCAGATGATGCAGTCCTACAGTACGGTCGGTTGGTTGTACCGCTCCATTTCACTCATCGCTGAGGCGGTGGCCTCGGTGGATTGGACGCTGTACCAGAAACAAGCTAACGGCGACCGCGAGGAAGTGGTGCAACACCCATTCCTAGACCTATGGAAATCTCCGAATCCCTATATGACGCATGAGGTATTCCTTGAGTCTCAGCAACAACATATAGAATTAACCGGCGAGGCGTATTGGCTAATCCTTCCCAACGCAGCGGGATTCCCTGCCGAGTTATGGCCTCTTCGCCCAGACACGGTGGAACCCATACGAGATGCCAAGGAGTTCATAGCGGGGTATCTCTACAGAACTGGCAAGGAGCGGGTACGACTTCCACCAGAGCTAGTAGTCTGCGTGAAGCAACCTTCACCCCTCGACATCTATAGAGGAGTCGGCATCGTCCAAGCCCTTTTCAGTGATTTGGACTCGGAGCGGTTAGCAGCCCTATACAATAGAAACTTCTTTAACAACTCCGCTGAACCGGGTGGAGTTATTCAGTTCGAACAGGAGCTAACACCCGCTGAGTTCGACCGGATACAACGGCACTGGGGCAGCTTGCACCGTGGAGTAAACAATGCTCATAGGGTTGCGGTGCTTGAGCGGGGCGAATGGAAGGAGAGAAAGAATACCCAGTCTGATATGCAATTCGAACAGGGGCGCAGATTGGCTCGGGACTTAATCGCCGGCGCGTTCGGCATACCGCTAACGATGCTGGGAGTCAGTGAGAGCGTCAACCGGGCAAATGCAGAAGCTGGTGAGGTGGTGTTCAGTCGGTGGGTCGTCAAGACAAAACTGCGCCGTATCAAGGGGGCCGTAAATACCCGACTGCTGCCGTGGTACGGTGACCCTTCTCTGGAAATCGACTTTACAGACCCGACGCCCGAGGACAAGGAATACAACTTGAACGAAGCGGAGCGAGGTTATCGGGGTAAGTTTCTGACCCGGAATGAGGCCAGAGCGCGAGTTGGTGAGGGTGAAGTAGAAGGGGGTGACGAGTTCGACGAGGCTAGTAGTCCCTTCACCCTGTCATACGATGGGGGCGTGGTCAAGGGTTCCGCGCCAGTAATGCAACGCGCACAGAAAGAGCTTTCACCTGCCGAGAAGCAGCAACTGAAAATACAAAGGAACTGGACGCGACGGTTGAAGTTAGAAGCAACCGCCATAATTACCCATCTGGGCCAATTCCTCAAGACCGGCTCCGGCAGCATAAGTCAGAAGATAGAAATCGGGGACGTTGGAACGCATGATTGGGACTGGTTCGAAAAGTATGGGGCCGAGGTCATGGACGAATTGACCGATGCTTATGAGCTGTCCTTAATCGAGGGTGCGCCCGATATATCCGACGATGTCGCAAAGAGGCTCTCCGCAACATACGCGACACAACGAACCTCTTTGTTATTGATGGAAAATAGCGCATTAAGTCTAACGAAATTCGCCCGGGCAAGAGTCAACATCTTGGTAGCTGAAACCATCCTGAACGGCGACAGCCTAAAAACCTTGCGGAAGAAAATGGAAGAGGACATAGGGTTTTCTCCCCAGAAGGCTGAGACAGTGGCGAGGACGGAAACCGCCACTGCACTGGGGCAGGGTTCCAAGCAAGCAGCGATGGAAGACGGACGCGACGAGAAACGATGGATGACGCAGGGCGACCACCTTGTCTCTCAGGACATATGCCGTCCTAATGCAAGGGCGGGGTGGATACCAATCGCCGATGCTTTCCCTTGTTCCACAACCGGGGGGGACGAACACACCTCTGCCCATAATGGACACGATACGATTCCGGGTCACCCGAATTGTCGGTGCAGCGTAGTTTACAGAACCGCAATTCAGAAGGGGGTGAACCCTGTTGATAGAGTAGCCGTCTTTCGCTTAGAATGTGCCACCTGTAATAAACTCCTCGACAAGGTAGGTTCATCTGAAATTGTGGATGCGACGGCAGAGATACGGTGGTGTCCACGGTGCAAGGAACGCCGAGGAATACGGCAGGTGTTAAATGATCAGTAAGGTCAGACCTCAAATATTCTTAGCAATAATTGCTTTAGGAGCCATCTCATTGTATGCCCTGAAGTCGGGTCATATCGAAGTCGTCACTGCGGGAGCGGGTGGCATCTTGGCGTTGGGTCTGAAAGTATTGGAGAGGGAGTAACGATGAATTTCTTGCAGATATTGTCATTCGGTTTGGACGTGTATAAAAGGTTCCATCGACAAAAGATTGGGAAGGACACATATAAACAGGTTGCTTCATTCTTCCGTGATGGTTGCTCAAAAGAAGAGTGGATACAGGTAGGTTATCATATGGGCGTGATAAACTTTGAGTAATCCTGTGGACGACGACACCGATGACAAGAAGAGTAAAAAGGCCAAAAATTCAGCCACTACGCTGTCGGGCAGGGAGCTTATCCAGCTGGTCATTTTCGGCCCGGTTGTGTTCGTGTGGCTCTTTCTGGCTGCGCGGATTGTGTGGAGTGCATCGTCCAACCCCAATACATTGGATAACATCGAGGGGTTGTTGACGGCTTTGGCGGTGCTAACCATACCGGTCTCAGCGGGTCTGGGCAAAATTTTCGAGGTGGTAAGGAAGGATGATTAAGAGGTTACTCAGTAGGTTCCGCAATATCAAGCTGGTAATCCGCGACCGCGAACTAAGACTACCGACTGTTCCGGTGTTTCGGTTCCGCAGCCCAAGCCTAAAGTTGAAATTACCCAGCCTTCAGGGAGCGCGGGTTCCCGGTAGTATTGGGCGGGTTGTTATCGGAGTTCTTATCCTCACCGGCGTGTTCATTGGCGGGGCGATGTATTTCAGCATCGCGGGACTCACTGAAGCCAAGGTCTGGCCCGAAGCGGGCGCAGCCTATGCCCTCGGAATGCCGGGGGGAACCGTAGGAGAAGACTTGCCAGATGAGGACATCGGAACGTCCGAACAAAGACCAAGCCAGACTCTCCAAATAAACCTCGCAGCGGGGGTTCGACTCAGCGAGTTGACGCTAAAGAATATGGAACTGGGCCGGTCAGGATTAACGACGTGTCTGTCCATAGGTCGAGCAGCAGGGACGACCGGCTGGGTGTACATTGATGAAATCCACCTGACCGGAGTCAGTGCGCCGAGTTTCGACATGGCGAATGCCGAGATTGCGAATCTGACATTTGCAGCCGTGGTGGACGGTCGGACAAATTCTGCAACCCTCGACTCGACAATCGCTGACCAAGTAATAGTATCCACTCGGGGAGCCGGCAGCTTTGTCTCTGAAGGCTCGGTCGTAGACCGGGTAATCATCGAACTCTTGGGGGATGCCAGCATTGCGGTGCTTACGATTGAAGGGGTGAAATGCTCAGTCGGGAATTTTGATATAGACTACGTGAAGGCGGGAGCTTTTACGATGGATTCTGCCAGTTCGTTCGGGACAGGGGACGGTATAGACACGGCTGATTTAGTGGTGAACTCCACCGTCAAAACCCGCGTATCCGTTGATACGATGACCGAGGTGCCGTTGAAGGTTCAATGAGTTATTTATGAGCGGATTTATCGCGCAGGTGCCGGGGGGAGTGTCTACATTGTTTGCCACGTTTGCCGGTTCCGCCCGCATTATGATATAACCACTTAGCGTTTAATCCTAACATTTCAGCCCAGAATCGCCCGCAGGGACTCAAGATCCAGCCGGGGTTTATGAAGTTGAAATTGCCCAAATCCAAGAATTGCATACCCAGCCTCTCCCTTTTTATAGGCTTGCCTTCAACCTTTGGCAGTTTCTCCCCTACACAACTGACGTTCCAACGGTCAACGTAGCCCATCCCGGTCTGGATGACTTGGGCTGCTAGCTCATGGTAACCGGTGTACCGCAAGTCCTCATATAAAGCTTCATCTAAGCTACGTGTATCCATGCGACTCCTGTGTTAGCAGGGGCGAATTCTTGAACTTGTCTGGCAATGGAACAGCTTGGGGTAGGGATTCATTAGCTCTCCGAAATTGTATATGTCCACAATCGAAGATGAGCAGACGCGAACCGCTTCTGAGAGTCCGTTTTATTACATATGGGTAGTTTCGGCAAATGTGTCCAATGGGAATTAAGTCTGAATCATCCTCTTCCATTAAACCATCCAAGACCGGGCGACAGCAATTGTGAATCATATATGGCTCCTTGGTGTGTATTACAATAAGTCTTGACCTGTATTAGGTCAAGACTTACTCCTTAGTTCCTTGTTACTTCTATTGTACCTGAACATAGAGGACATGTCAACCCCCTAGACCAACGGATTTAGAAACTCATTAAGAACGCCAAATCTTATACCCCGCTGCAGTGGCGTCCTTAATCCTCACGCTATCTTTAGTGCCTGATATGACCGCGGAAATATTAAGGACGCCACCCTTCGTGGGGTGAAGGTGGCGTCCTTAATAGGGGGAGCTATTGACAGGGAAGGCGCGGAGCCGTATCATGGGATAGTGCTTTGCATCAGTCCCGTTGTTGGTGGGACTTGGTTATGTGCGCCAAGTCCTATCAGCAGCAAAGCGCTAGCAGCGGTGTGTGTTCCTGTAACCTGACCCGCTAACCGTGTGACCCAGAGTCCGACCAGCAGAACGACCGGTTCTGTGAGGTTCGGACTTTTTTTATTGCGGGGGGTATGGCAACAATTATGAACAGGATTAAGACTCCCACCCTCTCAAAGTTTGCGACTGAAACTAAAGACCTCGGAGAAGGCCGTATCAGGGCTATAGTTTCCACGGAGTCCCAAGACCGGGATGGCGACATCATCCGGCAATCGGGCTGGGATTTAGCGCGGTTCAAGCAACACCCAATCCTACTGGTTGACCATAACTACTTCGACATACGACGCGAGATAGGCAAGTGGGAATCTATGCAGGTGGACGGAACCACCATGATAGGTGAGGCCCGCTATTTTATTGGCAAGGGCAACGAGGTCGCGGATTGGGCGTATTACCTAGCGTCCGATGAAAACATGGCTGCATTTTCCGTAGGTTTCATCCCCGATTGGGCGAAGGCCAAAGAGCTGGACGGCGGGGATGAAATGTGGCCGAACTACGAGTTCAAGGGACAGGAGTTGTTGGAAGTCTCACAGGTCACAGTTCCATCTAACCCCGAAGCCCTGCAACTCGCATTGAAGAGTCAAGGCCTAGACCCATTGATACGCGACAAGATACAACGAGTCCTCAACTCGGTTGAGACCTCTTTAGCCACCGGCAATGAAACTCATATTGATACGGCTGCTCTCATTGGCCCCGAGGTCATAGATGCTTTAGCAGATGAGATTGCAAAGCGACTTGAAGATTCATTATTAAAGACCATAAGAGATTCGTATATGACGTTACCTCAGGTGAAGGAAGCGTCCTATTCCATGTTGGACACATACTTAGAAGTAGCAATACGGGAGGCATTAAATGGCAGAGATTAAGACCCAAGCAGAACTGGAAACTCTTCTGAACGACACTCCGGGTTTATTGGAACACATCACCGGTAAAGCCAAAGAAATGGCACAGGAAGAAGTGGACAAGGCGCAGCGCGACCGAACGCCGGTTCAGCGTCTGGCTCATCCTGATGAGGGTGCGCTTCTTCCCGAGGCTGACACGGCCTTTGCTGACCCTAACCTTGTCAGAGGTATGAAGGGATTTTGGGCCAAATCAGAACCCGCAGATACTTCCTACATAGACAATTTGACCAAGGGAAACAGATGGCTTGGTGGTGACCAAGGCCGGAGTTCACTGAGGAAAATGAGCGAGGAATTGAATGGTCAGTTCCGTTCCTTCGGGGATTTCCTGACGAGCATAAACCCCACCGTTCAGCGGTATCAAGGTGGTTTAGATAAGCGGTTAAAGGTGCTGGGCGAAGGTCAGGGAGACCAAGGGGGTTTCTTAGTTCCAGAACAATACGTCGCAAATCTCCTGACCTTGGTATTGGAGATGTCGGTCGTTCGACCCCGAGCATTTACGATGCCGATGGCTTCGCCCACGGTTCGTATTCCGTCGATTAAGGACACCACCCACGCATCCAATGTTCACGGTGGAGTCAGAGCTTACTGGACGCCAGAGTCCGGTTCATTCACGGCTTCCGAGCCTTCATTCAGTCAGGTGGTACTAAACGCCCATAAGTTGGTCGGGTACACGACCGTATCCAATGAACTTTTGATGGACAGTGCGCTTCCTCTGGAGGCGTTAATCAACCGGCTATTCTCAGAAGCTCTCGCCTACTTCGAAGATGACAGCTTCATTCAGGGGAACGGCGCGGGGCAACCCATAGGTATTCTCAACGCCGATGCCCTCGTTTCCGTGTCCAAGGAATCAGGACAAGCAGCTACAACAATCGTGACAGAAAACCTCGATAAGATGTGGTCGAGACTGCTACCGACAAGTCAGGGAAACGCGGTCTGGTTGGCCCATCCCGATACGTTCCCGCAGCTTGCGTCCCTCGCTAGGGCCGTAGGAACCGGCGGGTCATCCGTCTGGATGGCTAACGTGGCGGGGTCTCCACCCACTAGCATCTTTGGACGACCGGTCATTTTCACTGAAAAATGCCAAACCCTCGGAACCGTCGGGGACATCATGTTAGCCGACTTCAGCTATTACGTAATCGGAGACAGGATGGGATTTGAGATGTCAGCGAGTCCTCACGTCCGATTCACCAATGACGAAACTGTTTACAGATTCATCCAACGTGTGGACGGGAAGCCTTGGCTGGAAAGCGCATTAACCCCCAGACAGGGTTCGAATACGCTTAGTCCGTTCATCGCGCTGGCAACTAGATCCTAAGACCTTTCGTGAGGCTGGCTAAATACTATCTGGTCAGACCTGAGCAAGAAGGGAGACGAAATTATGGGAATGAGACTTTCGGAACATAGTATTTACGACCCATTGGAAAACGCAGACATTGGGGGGACAAATGCACAAAACGCGGGCGGTTACCTCTCGATGGAAAGTTTCGACCGTGTTCAGGCTTACACGGAACTGGGTACGTGGGACTCCGGTGATGACCTTGACGAATGCAGAATCCAACAGGCTAGCGATTCGTCAGGAACAGGGGTCAAAGATTTGACATCGGATGAGTCCGGTGGCAACTACGATACCGACAGCCCAATCGACGCTGACGGTGATTTCGTAATTATCGAGGTACGAGCGGAAGACATGGATACAGACTCTTCGTTTTTTTATGTCAGGCAATACGTCGCCGAAGGTGGAAACAGCGGGGTTGATAACGTGTTCGGCGCACTCCAGCGATACGGCTACGTGTACCCGAAGAAGGAACTGAAGGGTGCTGCTTCCAGTGGTTCTCAGGTCTACGTCGATACCAACACATAGGGGTGAAGTGGCAGTACGAGTTATAAAAGCTAATAGACGCGAGGTTCCGCCAGATTTGCCGGCAGCGGTCTGGTGGGATCGCGTCAACGCATACCAATCGTTGGGGGCCGGTTTGCGTTATTGGTATGACGAGGTGTTTGAGGCTTTGACTCCAGACCAGTTGGCCCGAATCAAGGCCAAGGCAGCCGTCTGGTATGAGTACACAGGGAAGTACCCAGAGGACATCTCGGTCTGGTGGGAAGTGCGCCAAGCGAGGCGCGAGGGTCTATTGGCCTCAACTTCTGAAGCCGTGGAAGGATTCGTAGACTATGACGGTGCGCTCCACTGCGGGCATTGCGATGCTCGGTGGAGTGACCGCCCGGAACGGTGCAAATTATGCGGGCGACTGATTCATTGGGGGTAAGTTAATAAAGGCGGTGGCGGTAAGCTCCACCCTTTACTTTAGAGGCACCTCTACGTCGATTGAGTGACGCCTCTCTGTACATTATGGGAGTAGTGATAAAGAATATGGCTTCTCAAGCGGAAACGGTGCTAAGAATTGAAACCCCGGAGATTCCCTATAGGTGGGTCTGTTCCAGTTGCGGTTCGAATTTCTGCCTGTTAACTCGGGCGAAGTGGTGCATCCATACCAAGGAAGCAAGGTATGGAATGGCCCCTACGAAAGCTGAACCGGTTACAGCCACCAAGCCGGCGGTAAGTATTGACGATGGTGTCGTGGGTTGGGATGGGGCCGAAGTGATTCTAAGTGAACAGGAATGAGAACTCGCCCGGATTTGGATAAAAGGATAAAACTGAACCAGACTTTGAGGAAGCGCAAACGGCGCAGCTTGCGGAATCCGTCCCGCGAAGTCGGGACTAGAAGAAGGAGCGAATAATGGCAAATGTTGTCGGTAGAAGAATAGGTGGAAATAATTATTACGTCGATGCTGGCAGCCATCTAATGAGGGTGGTTGACGCCATCGGCCCTGACGTAATCAAGTTTCAGTTCAACCCTTGGACTATGGGGGTGCAAGCGGAAGGGGGGACAGGAACCGACAGCCACGCATTCACAACCACC